TTTGAGCTATCTGTTAAACCAGAAATTGAATCACTAGCAGCAGCATTATATTCAGCAACACCAGCTTGTTCATCCTTTTCAGGTTCTTGTTTTTCATTCTGCCAAGTTCCAGATTTATCAATATAATGACCTACAAAACCACCTTTTGAACCAACTATTCCTTCAGCTATATTCAAACTACTTGCACCAACTTGTGCAGCAATAGAAACTTCTTTACCTTGAATGTTCATTTTACCACTTGTAACTGCTATTTCTTGAGTAGCAGCTGTTAGCTCATTTACTAATTCAATACCATAAATAACTAAATTTTGTGTTCCACTTCCATCTGTTCCATTTTCAACTTTAACAGTATGAATTCCTTGAGCAGGGGTGTTTAAATCAAGTTTTTGAGTTTGATTTGTAGCATAATTATTATCGTTTAAAACATCATTACCCTGTTGGTTTAAATCATTAGTTGTATCTGTTCCACCTGTTGGGTCATCTGCTGTGAAACCATCTAAATATATAATATTATCTGTATTTCTAATAGTAGCATCTTCAATTAAACTCAAAACACATGCTTCATTAAAAATTTCAGTAAACAAGAAATAATCAGTACTGACTGAAGTTTGAATTCTAATACCTGCATCATTTGCAGAATCTACTTCCCAACTACCATACAAACCAATCCAAAGAATAGGTTTACCAGTTCTAGCATCAATAGGATGAAAACCTTGTAATCCATCACTATCATATGAAGGCATATTATCACCTTTTTCTATAGCAACTATACCAGCAAACATATATCTGTTTTTCCCATATCTAGGTTTTAAATCATCAAAGAAATATCCAAAAGGATTTACTGCATCACTAGAAGCATAACTAGTATTTGTAGTTGGTTCAACTACAAAATTGTTTCTATTATCTAAAGTAAATGGATTATAAATACTTAATAGTTTAAACTTGTCTGAACTAAGATCATAAATAATAATGATATAATCATCGGTTGAAACTTCACCACCACTAAAAGCAACTTCATTTATATTAACAAGATCTTTTGCTCCTAAACTATTTATATTAATAGTTGAAGATGATGTGTTGCTTGCGTTTATTTTGCAAGTGAATTTCATTCCATCCTGTAAAGCTGCTATTCCTAACCGTGGTGTAACAGCTGTTAATACATAAGTATTTGCAACTCCTGAACAAGTATAAAAATCACCACCTGAACTAAAAGCACTTAATGCTTTACTTGTTTGCTCTCTATCTGTTGAGCTTAATGTTTGACCTGAACCCAAGATTGCGTTGTTATTTTCGTTTTGAAAACCGTTCAAGTCGTCAGCGTCGCATGTTGGTGCTGAATTATCTATCCAAGTCTTATTTGATGAACTCATATTTAAAAGCTCCTTTTTTTTATATTATATCATTTTATTATGCACTGGTATCAATTAATAATAATCCTACATTTATAGGTAATAATAGTTCATAAAAACTTGTTAAGTAATCTAAATTAGTTACACTTAAATCAGCCCGTATTATTACAAGAAAATAGGCGTCTGGTTCTGCTAATGGATAAAAAGGAACATCATAAGGAGGATAACGAACAGTTGTTGCTGTTTGAACTACAATATCATAACCTAAATTAATAGCTAATGCTCTAAAATCATCTATATTTAAAAGATTTAAACCACCTTTTTTTAGTAAAATGTTTTGTCGTCGCTCTGCTAATGTATCAGCAACATCTATAACAGAATCAGGAATTCCAAATTCTTGTTCCCATCTTGTAATTAAATCAACAGTTGTTTCTATTCCTAGTTCTAATATTACATCGTTTATATCATCTGCTAAGATAACATAATACATTGCGATAGCTTTCCAAAACTTATATGTATTTGTATCAATGTCGTTCTTATCTCGCATTACATAGCCAAGAGGTAATAAACTTAATAGTCGTTTTGTATGTTCAGCTAAACTTGACATTATGTGAAACTCACTGTTCCAAGAGTTGGTAACTCACTACTTGAAGGAACAATATCGCCGCTTGGTGTTGTTAATGTGAAACTTGTTAATCTTTTTAAACTTTGAGGATCTATTGTGTTGATAATAATACCTTTGTAAACATCTTCTGTTATTGTTTCTCCAACTTCTGCAATATCTTCAAAGTAGGCTTCAATATTAGCTTCAATAGCGGTTCTCATTGTTGTTGTATCTGGTGCTATTGCACTAAAAGTAAAATCTGTTTCTTTTGCTGTTGGTGCAAGAATAAATATTACTGAGTAATCAGTATTGATAGGTAAATAAGGAGTAAAGAAACTTTTTGCTAGTGCTATCTCTGTAGCTGATGGTATTTCATTGTTTGCTTTTACTAAATATATTGTTGCTTGTCCAACACTTGGAGTAACTCTTTGTATAAAAACACGATCTACAAAATTTAATTCTCTTAATGTTGTTTCTACTTGAGCTTCATTAAAAAATGATGCTGGATTCTTTTTCTTTTGTTGTAGTCTTGCTCTTAACTCCTCAGTAGTTTCTATATCTTGACCGCCTGTTATACCATCATAAGTTACTACAGCGTCATTATCTGCTCCAACTATTGATTCATTTAAAGTTAATATCTCGCCTGAATTTCTGTTATAAGTTTCTCCAAAACTATCACTTGTTACATTTACTACAGCATTGACATAAGTTGCAGAGGCGCTTGATGTTGATGAACCTACATTTTCAATTGTTATATTAAAACCAGATGCGCTATCAACTTCAACAACATAAGTTCCATCTATACCGCTTGGTGTTGCTCCTGAGATTACAACTGATTGTCCATTACCTAAATTATGATCTTCAGTAAAAGCAACAGCGCAATCTGTATCATCATAAGTCAATGTTACAATTTTTGTTTTTGAAGTTATGTCCGTATCACCTTCACTTGTATATATTAAACCGTTAAATGTTAGATCTGTATCATCGTCAATTGTCGTTCCAGCTGTTCCTTCAACGCTGATAGTTCCGCTTGCTGCGGTTGCTGGTAATAAAGTCAATCCATAATCAGATGCCTCTCTTATTAATGAATCCTCATCACTAGTTGCATCAAAACATTGATCTAGTAAGTACTCTATTTGCTTATAAACATCCCAAATTCTACCAGCAAAGGCGGATAATACGGCTTTTGTAAGAGAATTTTTCTTGAATGGATTACTTTTATTTATTAGATTTTTTACATCATTAGCTAGTTTTGTATAAATTGAACTTATTGTACTTGGAATATTTAAAGACATTTATAATTCCTTCCTTAGTAAGTAGTGTTTAAATATAAGTCGAACACTTTTCCTTCAATTATACCATTAACTTTCGTAATACTTATATCTAATTTTATACCGTTCGATGTAAAGCTTGCAACAGTCTGAATATCAATAGCTAGTTCATCATCTATCAACCATTGTAGGGATTCATTACAATATTCTATTCCTTGATTTAACTTGTCTTGTGTTTTTCTACCACCTACAAGCCATAGTTTACTAAATTTCATATCGGTTATATCTATAGCCCAATAACCAGATCTTTTATTAATTAATGGTACTTCTGATTCATCAGCTCTTTCATCACAAAACAAACTCATTAATATTGCTGTATCTAATCCCTCATCTTGAATAAAATCGCCATCTGATCCAAAATCAAAGTCGTACTTCCCATTTACTAAACTTAATTTAATATCGCCACTTGACATTTAAAACCTCCTAAGCTGGTTCGCCTGATTCACCGCTAACAGCGTCACCACCTGCTGCATAAGTTCCAGCAACGTGTTTATGTGTTTCTAGATCTTTTCCGCCAGCAACAACAGTTCCACCGCCTACCGCTCCACTTGCTGTAACTGCTCCGGCTACTACTGTTGGAGTTGTAACTGTTCCAGTTGCCGTAATACTTCCATTTACTGTTGCGTTTCCATTAATAACTGTATCGCAATTTATAGTTACTGATGCAGCGTTTACTATTGCGTTACCTGTTATATCCAGTGTAATATCTTTTTTTCCTGTAATAGTTATATTTCCATCTTTATCAAATTTTATTATTGAACCTATTTCAAAATTACCAACCTCAACTTCGTTTTCTTTTAAATCTTTGGTCCTATTTTTAATAGATAAAGGAATTATTATTCTGTTTGCTTCGTCGTTATTAAATGTTAATAAAATAGCTGGTGAATCTTTTTTCGGTGATGTATGTATTCCGTATTGATTACCGACTACAGCGTCAACAGTCTTGTCTAAATAGGTTATTTGAACCACAGGATATAGTTTATCGTCTCGCATTGCTTCTGTTGTTTTGCTTAACTTATTCATTTTTAAAGCCCTAACTGTGCAAGAATATTATCCGTTTTATCAAATGATGATGTAATTGCATCTTGTTGTTGTTGTAATGTATATGAATCTTTATTAACAAGTTCTATATCTGTAAAAGAACCCTCTAAACTTTTTATATATCTACATGATTTAATCAATAATGTTGCACTAATTCCAACTATATCATCTTGAACAGTAATTAAATTGTTAGGTTTTATTAATTCTGTTTTATTATCGTCTAAATAATATCCTCTTATTCTACATTTATAAAAAAATCCTCTTGTACGTCTAATGTTTGATTCCCATTTTGCTCTATCATTGTTTGTTTGAACATCACCTGATATTGTTGAATTAATTACTATTGTTCTAGAGGTTCTTATATTTGTATCTTGTGTTGATCCTTTTTTCTTTTCTTTTTCTTTATCTAATATCTGACTTAATATATTTCCTTGACTATAAATTATATAATTATTAAATCTTTGTTCGTCACTGTCGTTAAAACTTGCTCTTAATATGTTATTCTTTTTATCATCACTTCCATTTAACAACATTAAATTATATTCATTAGTTCCTGCTTTTGTTAATACAATGTTACCTTCAATATCTGTTGTTAATAATAATTGTCTTAATCTGCAACATTGATCTATGAATTCAAAGGCGTTTGCTCCTACTTCTGCACTAATTAATTCATTTTTACTAAAATCTGCAACTGTTTCATTTAATGTTACTGTTATTCCAGTTACATTATTTACTTTTAAAACTTTTTCTATTATTGATTTTATTCCTATTTTATCTTTAAAATCTACTTGCTCTTTTATACTACTGTCAACTATGTCTTGAGTTATATCTCTACCTCTGATTGATATATTATGGTCCTCAGAGCTATATTTACCGCTTAAAGTATTTATATATCCTGTGATTATCTTTTTACCATCTATGTATATTATAGCTTTTTGACCTTTACTAAATGGGAAGTTTTGTCTTTTAGTATTAGATGCTATAAATTCAAATTCTCCTAAAAAACTTTCAATATCTCTAAATACATTTATACTTGTAAAGTTTTGATATAAATTTCCATTTACTTCTAATGTGATAAAGTCATTCATTTACAATCATAGCCTCTATAGTTATAAAAGCTGGATCTTTAGGTTTATTAAGATCAAACAAAGTATCGTATTTTGTAATATCGCCATAATAATCATAAGCTAGTAATAAAATACTTGTAGGTTTTATTGATATTGTACTTACTTCTGCCAACTCTAAACTATCTAAATATGTTAATGTGTCATTTCTTAAATCTTCTAAAGAATTTAATATATCATTATCAAGATCTTCTTTTATAGACTCATATTGGTCTTCAAGTTCGTTTCTTACTGTTTCTAAATCGTCATTGTTTGTATAATCAATTTCACTTGATGTTGCGTATGCTAAACCTAATGAATTACTTAGCATTGCATTTGTAATATTTTTTCTTACATCGTTTCTTTCAACACGCTGTAAAGTAGTTTGTGGAATTGGTTTATAAGTACTACCAAAATCATAAAATTGTTTTAATATTCTTATCTGTTCCCTATTGTCTGATGAAATAAAATTTAATGTATTAAATAAGTTTTTCATTGATGCACCGAGCAAACTAGGTGCTTGAGAATATGTGTTTATTTGACTTCTAAAATTAATAATTTCATCGTTAAGTTGATTTGTTTTATCTGCTAATTTGTATGTTAATCCTATAGACTTATCAAAAGTATCTGCAACATCATTTAACGTTTCAGATGAAAATATTGCATTATCATCATATTCATTTGTTAAAACATCAGTTCCATCACTTACAGCGTCTAATAATGCATCAAGTTTTCTTAATATAAAAGGTTTTGTATTGGTTGATGTTGTTGGATATGGTTGTTTACTTGATTTTTGAAAAGTTACAGAAAATTTGGCAATACCTAAACTTGTATCATTTTCAACAAGTCTTGCACTAACTACACTACAATTAACTTGACCTTGATATGGATGAATCAATATTCCTGCGCTTGGTTCTTCTAACTTATTTTTTAATCTTTTTCTTTTCTCAATATACCCATTACCATTTATATAAATATCCAGTTCAAATTGATCTTCAGATAGTCCTAAAAATTCAACTTCTGTTTTATTAGTATCAGGGTAATTATGCGTTACTGTCTTTTGTCCAAACGTAATGCTTGAGTTACTTACTAAAAAACTAACACCCTTATATTTTGCTTCTCTTAATCTTCCAATTAAAGCTAACATTATCTAACACCTGCCATATTTAAGCCTAGAATCATTCCTGTGCCTTGTGTTTCGCTTGATACTTTACTTACTGTTCCTTTTGGAGCATTAAGATTAACATTTACATCTGCAGACATGCTTTGATTCATTGATTGAATATTTTTATTCATTTGAGGTTGTACTAGTTCAGGGCTTCCAACTATTTTTTCGCCTAAAAATTTAGCTCCCATATCCATAATTTTAAAAGCCATTCCTAATCCTGGTATTACTTCAATTAAAGCGCCAACTCTATCTATCATTTTGTTTATATAATCAATAAAACCATCAAAATATATAAATGCTCCTGTTATCGCTGTCACTGTTGCTGCTATTGCAAAAGATATTAATAATATATTAGTTCCTAAAAATGCGGCTATTCCTGCAACTGTTGCAAATGCTAAAGCTATAGGTGAGATTATTGCAGCAAGTGCAATTAAACCAACATATAGTTTTTTGTTTTTCATATCTAAGCTATTAAACCATTTGTAAAGTATTATAACTTTTTCAGCTAATATTTTTATATACGGAGCTAATACCTGACCTATTTCTATTCCGATTAAAAACAAACTTCCTTTTAATTGTAAAATACTTTGATCTAATGTGTCTTGTTGTCTTTTATAAGCGTCAGTTAGTCCTGTACCGTTCTTAATATCTTTATTTATCATTTTAACAGTATCGTCCATCAACTTCAAAGACTCGTCTGTAAGAGTCAATGCACCTTTTAAAGCTCTGATGTTTGGTATAGCCATTGCCAAAGCATCTTCATGCTCTACCATTGCTCCTCTTAATTGTTTTAAAACACCAGCAAATCCTTTTGTTTTAACAGCTGTTACGCCTGTTTCAATTCCTAAAGCACTTAAAATTAATTTTGATTGTTTTCCAGGATTAACAACAGCTTTTAAAATTGCGTTCATACTTACTGCGGCTTCCTCGGTATTAGTTAATGCATTAGTTAAAACTGATAATGTAGATAACATTTCTTGGAAACTCATTCCAGCTGCTTTTGAAATACCTGAAACTTTACCAACGTTTTGAGCTAAATCTTGAACTGTTGTTGTACCAACTTTTTGAGCTGTAAATAATGCGTTTGTTATTTCGTAAGCATCTGATGTTTCACGACCGTAGACATTCATTATCTTTGCAATACCACGAACAGAAACTGACAACTCAGCTGCTCCGCCCTTTGCTAATACTTGAGCCTCCTTAAATGCTTTTAAAGATGCGTCACTCAATCCTAGAGCTGAAATTGTATCAAATAACGCCTTGTTACTTTCATCAATTCCAAAACCTGCAGCAATCGCACCTTTTGATAATTTTTCTAATTCACCACCATATTTTTTAATCTGGTCTAAACTTAATAATGATTGAACGTTAACAACACCTTTTTCAAACTTACTAAAAGCGTATGCACTACCTGTCAAGGCTGTTGCTGCAACTAAAGACATTGCCCGTGTTTGACTTGCAAATGATCGCAATCCTGCCGCTGTTTTTCTCATTGTTGCTTCGAAAGTCTTTACTTTTTTATCAGCACCACCAACGCCTTTTTGAAAATCTTTTAAACCTCGTTTCATACTAGCAAGACTGTTGCTTATATTATCGACAGATTCAAAAACATATTTTAAGGAATAATTGTCAGCCATTTTGCTTTTCCTTTTATTTCTGAATAATAATATTTGTTGTGTCTCTGAGTTCTATAAACTCAGGAATATTTAAGTCTTCTAAATATTCCATCGTCAATCCTCCACCAAAGTATTTAATTAATAAAAGTTTTTCTTTTAAAAATTCGACTACATACTTCGGTTGCATTCCAAAAAATGCTTTATATACAATCCCAATATATTTTTTATATCTGCCATAGTTAAATCTTGATAATGTGTTGATTGCATATCCTCTGTATCGATTAAACAACTTATCCTTTTTGGATTTTTATTACATGTTAATATTTTACCTAACATTTCATAACACTTTTCCATGTTTGCGTTATTTTTTTGCATCATATCAACTAAATCCATAGGATCAACTTTTGTTTCTTTTTCGTCAGGTCTACCTAGTTTTTCAATTGTTTTAATCATGTTTTCATTTAAGTTACTTAACATTTCACTACTGTGAGTTTCTGCAAACTTTTTTGCCTTATTATATTCAGTATCAATAAAACTAAAAAAGTTATAAACATTATTTCTTGGTGCAAAGACTTCTATACTTACAGCTTCTATAAAATTACCGCCCTTGCTAATTTCAACTGGTTCTAGTAAATCATAAATAAAGCTTTTTTCATGTTTTATAATCATATAATCCTACCTTGGTAATGGTTTTCCTTCAAATTCTACTTCAATAACTCCGTCGTTACTGTCTGGAAATTTAGGTTCGTTGATAACACTCATTTGTTCGTATGTTTCATAAGTACTTGACGCAATGTATCTTATTGTGTTAGCTCCTATATTTAATTTCCATGAATCAACGTCATTAGTTGAAACTGATGTTGGAATTATAGAACACTTAAACATACTTTTAGCTGTTTCTACATTGTTACTGTGAACAACATCAAGGTTTCCGTTTCCGCTTGATTGTGTTCGCACATTTATTTCACCACGTCCAAAAGCCCTATCAACGCTATTTGGAACAACCGCAACTACTTTATCATTTATTATGACTTGTCCATCTACTAATGCTTCCATTAAAATATCCTCCTATTAAATATTATTACCAAAATCAGTTTTTAAAGTTGCTATAATTTCTCTTAACTGAACAACTATAGGTAAATTAGAACTACTTGTAATTCTACCAAGTATCGTACTAACTGTTACAGTTAAATTATTTATAAAATATTCAACCGCTGCTTTACTGTTTGGTAATAATGCAACTGCTGCAAGTGCTAAATAATACTGTTGCATTTTAGAAATATAAACTGCTTCGTTTACCATGCTATATCCTCTTACAATATCTCCAGTGGTTAAACGACTTTGAACAAAATCAGATTTCAAGTTATTAAACATATATTCAGCGCTTGCGCTCATTGTATCTACAGTGTTTAAGAACTTCCATGTTACATCTACATTACCAGCCGTATCTGTTTTATAAGTTGTTACTATTTCATTTAATATAATTGCGTTTGAAGCTGTATTGTTTCCCATTATACAACCACCTTTTCCAAGTAATAATTCAACCTGTGCGTCTGTCCATCCTTTGCCCTCTGGTTGAATTGGTGAACCACTTACAGGAGTATTGAAATAAGGTAGACTTGCAATATGTTTTCCGCCTAATGCGTCATTTGTTCCTGCAACATTGGCAGGAGTTATATTAACAATGTTTGCATTTTCTGTTAATCTCAAAGCTCTGATTGTTGCTACTCTTGCAGCTGCAACATAATCAAGTTCTAGATCTTCACCACCATCAAATAAATCAACCGCTGTTTCTTTATTACAGTAATAAACTAATGATTGAGAGTTTAAAGCATCTAAAACAATCGCTAAATCAGCATAGCTGTCTGTATTTTTAAGAATTGCAACACCATCTTTTATAGCATTTGCAACATTAAATCTTGTATCTAAGAAATCAGTTGCTAAGTCAGTTCCATATTCTACAGGATAAGACATTGATTGGTATCTAATCTTATCTACTACATCTAGTAAATCTGTTAATGTTGGATCTGTTGCACCTGTGTTGCTACTTACTGGACTTAATGTAAATTGAATATTGCTAAAGAAATAATCAGTACTAACTTTAGTTAATCCATCTAGTTTTATTGTTGCTTTATTATTTAATGTTCCACCATTTACAAACTCTATTGTTACAACACCAGCGCCATCATCACTAGCTGTCAAAGGTAAATCTAATAAATTGATTGATGCCACTATCGCAGGAGCTATACTTGTTGATAAATCATCACCAGTTGTAATATCAATATCAATTTCTTCACCACAAAGATTCAAGGTAACAGTTCCAGTTTTGTTTGCTGTGTCGTCACCTCCAGAAGCTGCAAGTGTTATAGTTGCGCTTGCTTTTGTTGCTCCGCCAGCATCTTCTAAAGCTATAACGTCAATCCTTGGTAAATATGGACTTGGTGCTTGTTCTAGTTCATCAAACATAGCCCTTAATGTGGTACTTAGTGAAGAGTTTTTACCAAAAAGATCTAATATTTGAGACTCTTCAAGACTTGTATATAATGTTTTTTCAATTGCTGTTCCTGATGATGCTTTTTGACCAATTATTAATATTTTTTGTGAATCTAATCCAACAGGTAGTCCTGCAGATTGTTTTGTTATACTTACATAAGGTTGCTTAATACGACTCATAATTATTCCTCCATGTTTATTAATTAACTAAATTATATCACAACAAGTTATCTTGAATTGATTTTTTTTCATCTTCGTAATCATCATAAGACAATTTAAAACCAGCAACAAAACTTTTAAATGCTCTTGTTTCTCCTATATCTAAACAATCATCGCTTTCAATATTAAAGACAGTTTCAAAGTCAAATCTATGAACATAATAAGCTTTATTATATGATTCTCCTGAATCGCTTAAATAAACACATAGAAATTTATTTGAACTAAAAAAACCACTATCAAATAAAGCTCCTTGCAAGCTCTTTACTAGATAAGGCCTTAATGTAAATAATTCATTTATTGCGTCTCTTGGTGTTGTTTTAGTATGTGTTGGAAGGACCATATAAACACTAAAGTCTTGAGTAACTTCAATATGTAGATCTTCTCCATAACCTTTTCTATTAAAACTATCACTATATGTAAATCTGCTTTTACTTGCTTTTGTATCTCCTATTGTTACAAACATTGTATTCTTAGTTAATTTAATTGATTTGTTTTCAAGTAGATCAACAATATCTTGGTCACTACTAACGCCAGTTATTCTAATATTACTTTGTACAGTTCCGCTTGCACTCACAGGCTCTAATGTGTAATCAGACTCATAAGTAAATGATGTATCACTTGTCCATACTACATTTTTACGTCCACTTAAATTATAAGCTTCTAAAATGTAATAACTTCCTGTTGGTGCGCTACTGCTTTCGATTGTTATTTGATTTAGTTCTGGAACTTCTGTTAAAACATAATCGCCTTCAAAGTCACCTTCAAAAGTAACTTCTTTAACAACTCCAACTTCGCTTTCTATCTCGCTGTAAGTTATATCATGCTCTTGTTCTAGTTCAACAATATAAGTTCCTGATGTATCTCCTGCGCTTGCACTAACTGCATTATTTTTAACGTATACCTCACGAATATTAACAACAGTATCTTTTTCTATTTCTGTATCTACTTCTACCGTTATAGTTGTTCCGGAGATACTAACACTATCGACATTTGCAAAGTCGTTAAAACTATCTGTATACTTTGTAATTTGACTACTTATTTGACTTATTACATCTTCTAATTTTGCCAATTTTACGCCCTCTTTACAGCTTGATTTAATCTTGTTCTTAAAATGTTGTGTTGTTTTGATTCTGTTTTATTAACTATATAATCAACTAGCAATCTGTTTCTATTCTCTAAATATACAGCATATGGAGCGGTATCTTTAATACCAAACCACATTTTTTTATAACTAAATACTTTAAAGTTAACCGATTTCCTTAAATTTCCCGTACGTCTTTGAGGGAATTCACCAGCTGCAGAAGATCGAAAATTTCTACTCTTTATTCTAAACACTTTACCGCTTCTTTTTCCACGCCTTAGACCTTTTTGTAATTCTGTTTTTAATAATCTACCTATTTCAAAATATGCTTTTTCAACTTCATAAAATATTTCATTATCAAGTCTTTCTAATTTTATCATTACTCTTTTATTTTTTGGATCTGATTTAATCAAGACTCACTTCCATCAAGATCATCTTCGCCAGTTAAACGACAATAAACTTTTTGGTAATCACCTTCGTTTACTGATTCTACACTTAGTATTCTGTAGTTATTATTATTATAATTAATCCAGTGTTCGCTTGTAAGAGTTGATATAGTTCTCATTATCCATATATGACTTGGTACTTTATTTATATTAATACCATTAAATTTTTGCAATCCGCTTTTTGTAGTAACATCAGCCCACCTTGTCCATACAACTGTAAAACTA